TAATCAAGATGATTTAAAACAATATGTTTTAGATGAGTTAAAAGCAACAGACTATGCTATGCTAAGTGATGTTTATATTGCAAATAAAAAAGAATTTATAATGTATAGATCCTTTTTAAGACAAGTATTAAAAAATTTGTATTTATCAACACAGTTTCCTGAGACGCCACAACCAGTTTGGGGAAATTCAAATACAGTTGCATCAACAGATATAACAGATCAACCTATAGCGACAGGCATACAAGAAGTATAATGGTTCAAGCTGCTGCTTTAAAGCATAGCTTTACTTACGATGGTGCTAGGCTCAATGTGTATCACGCAAGTAAGGGGTTTGGTTTGCCAAAGCATAGTCATGGATATAGCCACGCAACGATCTGTCACAACGGATCATGTGCTGTAAGAATGGAAGGTAAGGAAAGAGTTATTGATAAACATAGTGGTGCTTTTAATTTGCCTGGGGGTAAATGGCATGAGATTGAAGCATTAGAAGATGACACAGTATTCGTAAACGTATTTGCAGAAGGAAAGTCTTAAATGGTTAAACCTGATATAAATGAAATAGATCATCGTATTAGTACTCATGAAGAAATCTGTGCTTTACGTTATGAACAGATTAACGCTAGACTTAAAAGACTTGAGCAAATTATTCTTGGTGCTTTTGGTACTGTAATTATTTTACTTTTAAATAACTTATTTAAATAACATGGATCCAATAACAATCTTATCAGCATTCTTACAAGTCGCAATGGACTTAGGTAAGTCTCTTATTAATAAATTTGTAGCTCCTGACCAATTTAAACCAGCTACTATAGAACAATATACTCAAATGAAGAGTATAGACCTTGAATTCTTTAAAGTAATGAATGAAGTAGGAGCAGGTAATCCATCTTATCCATGGGTAGAGGCCATAGTTAGATTAATGAGGCCTATAATAGGGGTTCTTGTGCTTTCTACATGGGTATATACAATAGTTAGTGGGCAACCTAGTGAAGAAGTTAATAACTTTGCTAGTGCAGTAGGTTTTTACCTCTTTGGTGAAAGAAGTTTATTCTATATTAAGAAAAAATGAGCTTAACTAAACACTTTACTCTTGAAGAGTTAACAGCGTCAGATATAGCAGCAAGGCATGGAATAGACAATACTCCAACTAGCCCTTTAATTTTAACTAATTTAAAGAACTTAGCAGAAGGGTTAGAGCATGTCAGAACATTACTGGGTAAACCTATTATTATTAATAGTGGCTATCGTTCTGTTATGGTTAACTCATTACTTGGAAGTAAACCGTCAAGCCAACACACGAAAGGATTGGCGGCAGACTTTATCTGTCCCTTTTTTGGAACACCTAAAGACATTATTAAAAAGATTATATCTAGCGATATCAAGTATGACCAAGTTATCTTGGAGTTTGATCGTTGGATTCATATTAGCTTTTGTGAAGAGGGTTATAAACCTCGTAAGCAAGCGTTAATTATAGATAATAAGGGAACTAGAAACTATGAAACAAGCTAAAGCAGGACTATATGTTAACCTCCATGCTAAACGTAAGAGAATTAAAGAGGGTTCGGGTGAGAAGATGCGTAAAGTGGGAACGAAAGGTGCTCCTACTGCAAAAGCGTTTAAACAGAGTGCTAAAACAGCGAGGAAAAAATGAAAACACCAGCTTGGACAAGAAAAGAAGGTAAAAATCCTAAAGGTGGATTAAATGCTAAGGGAAGAGCCAGCTATAAGGGTGGAACTTTAAAAGCTCCTGTTAAGTCAGGTGATAATCCACGCAGAGCTTCTTTCTTAGCTCGTATGGGAGGTATGCCAGGACCAGAACGTAAACCTAATGGGGAACCAACTAGACTATTATTATCTCTAAAAGCTTGGGGAGCATCATCTAAAGCAGATGCTAAAGCTAAGGCAAGAGCTATATCTGCTAGAAATAAAAATAAAAAATAATGAAAGATAAATTAGACTTAATTAAAGAGTCTGCTGAAAACGATTTATCAGTTTTTATTAAACTCGTAGCACCTCACTTAATGCTAGGTGCTGTGCATGAAGAGTTAATCCAATGGTGGACTCGTTCAGAAGGTAAGAACAATCAATTAGTTCTTCTTCCTCGTGGACACATGAAGAGTAAACTAGTTGCTTATAGAACAGCTTGGTGGATTACTAGATTCCCTGAGACTACAATTTTATATGTATCAGCTACTGCTGACTTAGCTGAAAAGCAATTATACGCTATTAAACAAATTATTGATAGTCCTATCTATCGTAGATATTGGCCTGAGATGATTAATATAGAAGAAGGCAAACGGGAAAAGTGGGCTGTATCTGAAATTGCTGTAGACCACCCTCAACGTAAATTAGAAGGGATTCGAGATGCGACTTGCAAAGCTGTTGGCCTTACATCTAATACCACAGGTTTTCATGCTGACGTTGTGGTTCTTGACGATATTGTTGTTCCTGGCAACGCTTATACAGCTGATGGTCGTGAGAAAGTTGAATCTGCTTATTCTCAGTTGGCTTCCATTGAAAATCCGGGCGCTAGAGAATGGGTTGTAGGTACTAGATACCATCCAAAAGATATATATGATACCATGGTAGGAATGAAAGAAATTCTATATGGTGATGATGGTGATATAACTTCTGAAGAAGAAGTGTATGAGTTGTTCCAAAGAGTTGTTGAGACAGAAGGAGAGTTCCTCTGGCCTAAACAAACACGAGCAGATGGTAAGAAGTTTGGATTTGATGATAAAGAGTTAGCTCGTATTAAAGCTAAATATATTGACACTACACAATTTTATGCTCAATACTATAATAATCCAAATAGTGAAGACACTGCAAGAATTAATGCAGAGAAGTTTCAGTACTTTGATAAATCTATACTTCAGAATAAAGAAGGAGATTGGTATATTAGAGATAGGAAGCTTAATATTTATGCTGCTATTGACTTTGCTTTCTCTCTTCGTAAAAAGGCTGACTATACAGCACTAGTTACTATAGGTGTAGATCACCTAGGTAATTATTATGTACTCGATATTGATAGATTCAAGACTGATAGGATTGTAGAATACTATGACCATATAGTAAAAGCTTGGGAAAAGTGGGGATTTAGAAAGATTAGAGCTGAGGTTACTGTAGCTCAACAAACAATTGTTAAAGAACTAAAAGAGAGTTACCTTAAACCGAATGGTATCCCCCTTTCTATTGATGAGTTTAGACCAACAAGATCATTAGGCGATAAGTATGAGCGTGTAGCTACAGTATTAGAACCTAAGTATGATAATTTACAGATTTGGCATTATAAAGGTGGTAATTGTCAATCACTAGAGGAAGAGTTAGTAATGGCACATCCTCCTCATGATGATATTAAAGATGCATTAGCAAATGCTATATCTATTGCAATGATACCTAAGCAACGAGTAGGTGCTTTTTCAGTAGGTAAAAATATAGTTACGCATAGCCGCTTCGGTGGCGTTTCTTACTAAGGAAAAATTATGGCAGGAAAAGTAGCACAATTTAGAGAATTAGTAAACAGAGACTCCCTTGCTAGAAGATTAGCAGGTCTCTATAATAATTGGTGGATTCAACGTAATGATAAAGAAATAGAATGGAGAGAACTCCGTAACTATTTATTTGCTACTGACACTACTAAAACTACTAATAGTAAATTACCTTGGAAGAATAAAACTACTCTCCCTAAACTTACTCAGATTAGAGATAACTTGCATGCTAACTATTTAGATGCCCTATTCCCTAATGATGATTGGTTAAAATGGGAAGGGTTTGATTTAAACTCAAGTACTCAGAAAAAACGAAAAGCTATTGAGGCTTATCTTAAGAATAAACTAAGAGAGTCTAACTTTAGAGAAACTGTTGCTCAGTTAGTATATGACTATATTGACTATGGTAATGTTTTTGCTGATGTGGTATATGTAAATGAAAGTCATATAGATAAGTATACTGGTGAAGAAATTACTACATATAAAGGTCCTAAACTAGTAAGAATCTCTCCATTTGATATTGTATTTAACCCAACAGCTGTATCATTTAAGAGTTCTCCAAAGTTTACTCGTTATGTTAAATCAGTAGGTGAGTTAAAGAAAGATCTTAAAAATAGACCTGATCTTAACTATGATGAAGCAGCTTTTGAGAAGGCTATCAATGTTCGTAGAAATATTTCTGCCTTTAAAATGGAAGATATTAATAAAGCAGAAGGTTTTCTTGTAGATGGGTTTGGTTCTTTACAAGAGTACTATCAATCAGGTTTAGTAGAGATTCTTGAATTTGAAGGAGATCTATATGATGAAGTTAATGGAGATCTTTTAGAAAATAGAATCATTACTATTATTGATAGATCCTATGTTATTCGTGATATTGAGAATCCATCTTGGTTAGGTACTGATAGTAAACATCATGTAGGTTGGAGAGAAAGACCAGATAACCTTTATGGTATGGGTCCTCTAGATAATTTAGTTGGTTTACAGTATAGAGTAGATCATTTAGAGAATCTAAAAGCTGATGCAATGGATTTAACAATTCATCCACCAATGGTTGTTAAGGGTGATGTAGAGCCTTTTGAATGGGGTCCTGAAACTACTATTCATATCCCTGAAGATGGAGGTATTGAAATGCTACCTCCTAACTCTGCTGCTTTCCAAGTTAATAATGAGATTGGTGCTATCTTAATGATTATGGAAGAGATGGCAGGGGCTCCTAAAGAAGCTATGGGCTTTAGAACTCCAGGTGAGAAAACAGCTTTTGAAGTACAGCAATTACAAAATGCAGCTGGCCGTATATTCCAACATAAGGTTAACAAGTTTGAAATTGAATTCCTTGAACCTATTCTTAATACGATGCTAGAAATAGCTAGACGTAATATGGATATGGTAGAACTTGCTAGAGTTATGGATGATGATCTTGGAGTTATGGACTTCTTATCTATTACTAAAGATGATATTACTGCTAAAGGTAAACTACGTCCTCTTGGTGCTAGACATTATGCAGCTAGAGCACAGTTAGTACAAAATATGTTAGGTGTATTTAATAGTCCTATTGGACAAATGATTGCTCCTCATATTTCTGCTAAACGTCTTGCAAGTATGGTTGAAGAGTATATGGGCTTTGAGAAATATGCATTTATTAAAGATAATGCTGTTATATTTGAACAAGCTGAGACTCAAAAACTACTTAGTGAAGTTCAGCAGTCTATGGCAACACAACAAAATACTCCTATTGAAGAGGATCTTTTAAATGCCCAAACTCCTGGAATGTAATTAGTACTTGACTTTTCGTCAAAACTATGTTATAATTATTCTATGGATTTAAAATCTGAAAAAGCTAAAAGCTTATCAAAACAAGAAGTTTTAGATTTACTTAAAGCGTATATCACTGACCAAGTTGAATTGTCTAGACGTAAATGTGTAGATGAAGAGAATTTCTCTCTTCCTTCTTGGGCTGAGTATCAAGCTTATCAATTAGGCTTCCAAAAAGCATTTCTTAAACTTCAGTCTTTATTACCTGACAAAGGAGAAAATTAATGTCTGAAGATAATAACCAAATCGACCCAAGTACCAACGAAGGTCAAAACCAAGATAGCCAACAACCACAGTTCCAGATTCCGACCGAAGCTGTTGAATTAGTAGGTGAAGGTAAAAAGTATTCTTCAGTAGAAGATGCGTTAAAATCAGTTCCTCATGCTCAGAAGCATATTCAAACTCTCGAGTCTGAACTTGCTACTTTGAAAGAAGAATTGACTAAACGTAGAACTACAGAAGAGTTACTAGATGAAATTAAGTCTGGCGTTCAACCTAAGGAAAACCCCCAAAGTGTTGGATTCGATCAAGATAAACTTATGCAACTAGTTGATCAAACTTTAGAGTTTAAAGAAAAACAAAAACAAGCAAAGTCAAATGCTTCTCAAGTAGCTTCTAAGTTTACTGAGAAGTTTGGAAACCAAGCTGAAATTGTTTATAAAAATATAGCTTTAGAGAATGGTCTAAGTGAGCAGCAATTAAATAGCTTGGCAACTAGTTCTCCCAATGTAGTATTACGATTAGCTGGTCTAGCAGAAGTGAAGTCTACTCCTGCAGGAACTCCTACTAGTTCTGTTAATACACAGGCTCTAACTCAAAAAGTAGATCCGTCTACTCTTAGTGCTAGAGTCAAAAAAGGTGCAACGACTAAAGATTTAGTCAATGCATGGAAGATTGCTGGTGAAAAAGCAAAACTAAACTTATCAAACTAAGGAAATAATATGTCACAATTAACTAGTAATACAACTGCCTTTATTGAGGCACAACAGTATTCACAGTTTATTCTTGATAACTTACATGATTTCTTACTACCTGAGGGTATGTGGAGAGATGTATCAGACTTCGGTTCTGGCACTACTTTAAACATCAAAACAGTTGGTACAGTATCAATTCAAGATGCAGCTGAAGATACACCATTAAACTTTAGTCCTATCGACACAGGTACTATCACACTCGCTATCACTGACTACGTTGGTGACGCTTGGAAAGTAAGTGATGACCTACGTGAAGATGGTGCTCAAGTAGATTCATTAATGTCTATGCGTGCAATGGAATCAACACGTGCTCTTGGTGAACACCATGAATCACGTTTCTTATCTGTAGCTAACTTAGCTCAAACTAACGCTAACGTAAACTTGGTTAACGGCCGTCCACATCGTTGGGTAGCTGGTGGATCAGGTGCATCAACACGCGTTATGACATTATCTGACTTCATTGCTATGAAATTAGCATTTGATAAAGCTAATGTTCCTACAGCAGGTCGTATCGCTATTGTTGATCCGATTGTTGAAGCAACATTAAACAGCATCACTAACTTAGTTAACGTATCTAACAACCCAATGTTCGAAGGTATCGTTACAGAAGGTTTTGCTAAAGACCATAAATTTGTTAAAAACATCTTTGGTTTTGACATTTGGACTTCTAATCGTCTAGCAGTTAAGACAGCTACTGAGGTTTTAAACGCTTCATCATATGGCTTAGCTAATGATACAGCAGAAATAGGAGACATTGCTAACGTGTTTATGAGCGTAGCTGATGACTCAACTAAACCAATCATGCATGCTTGGAGACGCGCTCCTAAGACTGAAGGTTGGAGATCTGAAGAAGAACGTGCTGATAAATATCAAGTTACTTCTAGATTCGGTTTCGGTGCCCAACGTGTTGACTCACTTGGTGTTATTTTAACTAGCGGTTCTACATACTAAGGAGAATAACATGGGTTTTGAAATCGACGGTAAAAGAAACGTAGTAAATCACTACGGTGTTCGTACTACAAATGGTAAGTTAGGTGCAGAAGCTTGCGATGACTTAGTTAAATGGGCAGTATGGGATTTTGATTATAATGATCTTCCTAACTACGGTTCAACTAACGTTCAACACTTAATCCCTGCTAATGCGACTATCGTATCTGCAGAGTTACTTGTTGACGTAGCTTTCACATCAACTTCTACTACTACTGACTTAGACATCGGTCTATACACATCAGCTGGTAGTGCAATTGATGCTGATGGTTTAATCACTGCAGCTAATGCAACACAAACAGCTATTGGAACTGCTGGTAACTTAGTTACTGGTTCTGGTGCTCTAGTTGGTAAAACAATTGGTTCAGCAGCAGGTGAATTAGTTGTAACTCCTACTGTATCAGATTTAACAGCTGGTGCTGGTCGCATCATTGTTAAGTATGTTTACAATAAGGACTAAGCAATAAACTGGGTATAGCCTCTACATTAGTAGGGGCTCTCCCTTTCTTTAAGGAATTCTAAATGACTATTCAACATAAACTAATTGCTGATGCAGACTTACATGAACCAAAAGGCGTAGCTTCTGCCGTATCAGGCAAAGTTTATGTATCAAATGGATCAGGATCAGGATCTTGGTTATATCCATCAGGTAAAGTGCACGGAGAAATCTATATAGATGCTGGGGCAACGACCCAGGCTCTTAGTGCAGGGTCAGCATACGCTAAACTAAATCCAGGAACAGAATGGACATCAGGTGTAGCTAGTGTTCTTACTCTTACTCCTGCTAGTGGTACTATTACTCTTTCTGAAGCTGGAACTTACATGGTTAATTTCTGGGGGTTATTTACTTGTGCCTCACTAGCTGCAGGTACTCAATACAATTTTAAATATAATCTTAGTGGAACAAATAGTAGTAGAACAATATCCGTACAAAAGTTTAGTAATGGTGCTGATAAATTACACGTTTCTGCTTTAGGTTTAGTTACAGCCACAGCAGGTCAAATACTATCAATGTATGTAGGTGGTGATGGAACGTCATCAAGTACCAATGTTACATTTCTTGAAGCTGGTTTAACAGCAATTAAACTCTAGGAATAATCATGGCTAAAATGACATTACTTGATATGGTACAAGATATCTTATCTGACATGAACTCAGATGAGGTTAACTCTATTAACGATAGTACTGAGGCACTTCAAGTAGCACAGATTATTAAGACATCTTATTACAATATCATTGATGGTAAAGACTATCCTTGGTTAAAAGAGTTATTCCAGTTAGATGGTAATGGTACAGCAACTAAACCTACTCACATGGCAATGCCAGAAACAATCATTGATCTAGAGTGGATTAAGTATGATTGTAAAAAAGATGGTGAAACTCGTAATAGATATACTACAATTGAATATAAAACTCCAGAAGAATTTTTAGATATTGTATATAAAAGACTTAGTACTGATTCTAATATCATTGTAGTAACTGATGCTACAGGTGTTAAATTAAATATCTATAATGATCGTGCTCCACAATACTTTACTTCATTTGATGATAATACTCTTGTATTTGATGCTTATGATTCTGATGTAGAGTCTACTCTTGTAAATAATAAGACACAGTGTTTTGGTAAACGATCTGTAGCCTTTACTCTTAGTGACTCTTTTACTCCTGACTTACCAGTTCAAATGTTTAGTTACCTTCTCAATGAAGCTAAGTCTACCTCATTCCTAGTTTTAAAACAAATGGCTAATCCTAAAGCAGAGCAGATAGCAGTATCTCAAAAGCGTAAGATGAGTCAAGAAGCTTGGAAGATTCAGAATGGTATTACTTATCCTAACTATGGTCGTAAACCAAATTCATCAGGACGTTACTAATGACAATGTTAACTAGTAATACTCCAGCATTTATTAACGCAGAACAATACGGAAAGAAGGGTAAAAAGAATGGCAGAAAAGTGGATTCAAAAGGCAATAAAAAAGCCAGGAGCATTAAGAAAAGCCCTAGGGGTAAAAGCAGGTAAAACAATTCCAGCAGGTATGTTAGCCAAAGCTGCTAAGAAACCTGGTAAGATGGGTCAACGTGCACGTCTAGCACAAACTTTAAAGAAAATGAATAAGGGTAAATAACATGGCAATTATGAAAAAGAAAAAAGATTACTACGAATCAGGAGAGGTTCCTGCTGAAGTTATTCAAAGAATGAAGGATCAAAAAGAAACTGAGGAATACCTTAAAGCTAATCCTGATATAAAACCTTCTACACAACCTTATAAAAATAATGCAGAATACTTAAAAGAAGAAGAGCTTAATAGAGAACGTATGAAACGTTCTAAAAGATACTCTGAAACTCTTAAAGAACTAGAAAATTTTAGAAAGAAAACAGATTAATGTCTAAATATAATACCCCTAATGGTAAAGAAATAGAAGTTTATCGCTGCCCCCAGTCAGCACAATGGAAAATTAAGTTCACTAGTGGTGGAGAGTTACCAGAAGAATTATCTGGTATCTTTACTAATGGAACATTTGCTGAAACAGCAATTAATAAATATCTAGAGAAACAAGAAACTAAGAAGACTAAAGCTGACGCTAAGGAAAAGTAATG